GACATGACAAATCAAATATCTAAAGACATGATAGATAGAATAGAAGAATATGGTGCAAACAGGTATAATGTCTATTTAAATGTACCTGAGAAAGATGAAATAGTTGAAAGAAAAATTTGGGTAGATGGTGAATCATTAATGAATCAAAAAATTTTTTATGACAAAGCAATGAGTCAAGCAAAAGCTTGGATACCAAGACAAAAAGCAAAACAATTTGAAGAAATGATGATTGCTAAATTTGCTACAAGAACTAAATCTAAAGATTATGTAAAAGAGGCAGAGGATGATGAATGGTGGAAATCTACATTTTTAAATTATTTAGATACAAAAGGTGTGTACACAACCAAAGATCAATTAGCTATTCATAAAATGCCTTACTACAATAAAGAAAAAAATTGGATTGAATTTGATTTAAATAACTTTGAAAAAGAATTAGCTAAAAATAGGGTGACTATGAAAAGAGTTGATCTTGTAAATAAAATTCAAAGTGTTTTAAAAGCTAAAAAGTACAAAGGTAAATACAATGAAAAGTCTTGTGTATCTTGGAAAATACAAGGAGAGCCTACTGATAACAATAAAATTATTTGGGAAGGAGAAGCTGTTGTC